TCCTTGCATGCTCGGGGTGTGGCGCCTGCATCCGGTGCAAACGACCACCAGCATGTGGTCATCCTGGCGCGCGTCGGCGCCGCAGGCGGTGCATTTTTCAAGCATGGTCGCCCTCCTGCTGCGTGGGGGCGGCAATGAGCGCGTCAATTGCTGCCCCGACAGATGCGTCAGCGAGGCTCTTCCAAAGGATCAGATTATTGGAGTCGGTCTCAAGGCGATCTGCCTCGACGGTAAGGCCGTAAATGAAATCCTCATCGCCAACGTCAGCAATCCCTAAATAAGGCTCGACTGCGCGCCACCGCGCCGCGTCTCGCGCATCCTCCGCCACGCCCGCCCGCTGGCCGGACTGGGCGGCGCGCTGGATGATGTCGGATACTTCGGCCATCCAAGAACCGCCTCGCGGCAATGCTCCCGTTTCCGCGTTCCAGCGCTCGAACTCCAGCACGAAACTATCCCCATCGCATGTATGAACTACCTTAGCTTTGCGAAACAATGGAACGCCGCCACCTTGACCATCGCTGAACTCATCCACTGTGTTGAACTCAGGTGGATGACCTTCGTGTACTCGGCGCACATAGTAAGCAGGCTCATCCGCCCCCGGCTCGGCCTGCTGCTTAGAAACAACTGGCTCGCCCATGTGCGTAGGGCCGTTTTCGGAGTTCAATTGTTCGATGAATCGGCGGTTTGCCTCTTCGGCCTCAAGTGCGCGCGTCTTCCAGTCTTTTTCATTGGGTGCACCGCCGTTTCGTTGGACCAAATCGCGCAGCTCTCCGGACACGTCGAAGCATGCAAACTGCGCGTTTGACCACTGCACGCCGGTGGTCAATTCTTGGTCCAGCCGATCTGCCAACTCGATCAACTTTTCCTTCCAAACGACAGGCTCGGCCTGCTGCTGGGCAGAGGCAGGGACAGCGGCCAGCGCGAGCGCAGCGCGCCAACCTTCTTCTGTGTCAGGCGTCAGCATCTTCCGCCGCATCAGTTCGCGCACGATCAGCACGTCTTCGATGGGCACCAGGTACGCCGGTTTGGTTTCTGTTGTCATGATGGTGTGATGGTGAAGCCGGCCGAAGCCGGCGTGGTTGTTTAAACGAAATGCGCGCGCTACTCGCCCCAGCACGAAATTTCTTCGTCTGCGGCGTCTTCCGGCTTGCCAAGCTCTCCGCCGGCTTCGATGGCCATTTCCAGCGCGGCCTGCGCCACCTGCGGCATGTCTTCGCCGTCATAGCCGGTGCGCTTCGCCACGTGCTCAATGAACTTCTGTTTCCATTCGTCGTGCGTCATGTGTTGCCCCAGTAATTGCCACCCTCCCAATGAAGGCGGCCACCACTGGGCCAGGCGCGTGGCCTGGCAACGTTTAAGCGTTGTTTAATAGTTCGGACTGGTCAGCCTTCCAGTGCCCCACAGCCTTACGGCCGTCGAATTGCGCAAGAAACACGGTTGCGCCTTCCTGCCACAGTTCGCACGCCAGATGGTTCTGCGTAAAGCGCACAACGCCACCCAGGGGAAGGCGTGAGCCCGTTTGTTCTATTGCCTGCGCTATCTCTTTCACAGAGCCACCGGCTTGCGTTGCACGGCGCGGTCGAACTTTGCCAGCAGGATGGCTTGCGCGGTCGCGGCGTCCTTGGACATGGATGCGCCCTTGTCGGACCACTTCGCATTGCCGGCGGCGTCGAAGCCAGCGAACAGCAGGCCGGTTGCCTTGTTCTTGATGCCGTATGCGTTTGCCATTTCGTTGCCCTTGTCGTGTTGCGTTGTCGATGGCTGAATCATAGGGCAATTCACGAACGTGAATGTTTGATTGTTCCTATCGCCACCATCAGCCCAATAGCAAAAACCCGGCGCATGGCCGGGTGTGATGAAAACGATGCTTTCCGCGTGGGCTATTCGTTCGCAGCCTGCCGCGCTCGCCACAGCTGCATCATCGTCGCTTCCAGGCGCTTGCATTCCGCTTCGCCGCGTATCTGCGTGACGCCGCCGCGTGGCTTGCCGAACTGGTCCAGTGCGCCCCACAGGTAATCTTGCCGCTGCCGCTTGCTGGGCCAGTTCAGCACGGTGCGCGCCTCGCATTCGTGGCGCCATTCCTCGCTGGCGTCGTCCACCTGGCGCCCATCAATCAGCGTCACCATGCCCATTAGAACGGCCTTCCATCGTCAGCGTCACCGCGTCGCGCGTCGGTGCGCGGTGGCATCTTGAACAGCCGGCGGCTGCCGGACTTGCGCGGGTCGCTGCCGCACAGTTTCTTCAGCACCTTGCTGGCGTGCGTGGCCTGGCTCTTGTTCGGCTTGTCAAACCCGATGGCCACCAGCACTTCGCTGGCCGTCATTTCGCGCCAGCCGATGCCGGCCAGTGCGTCCCAATCGAAAGCACGCGCAATCATTTCCTCCACCGGGTCCACGGCTTCGTGCTCGGCGTTCAGCGTGCCCAGCGCGTCGTTTTCTTCCTTTGTCAGCCACCACTGTTCACCGGCCTGATACAGCGTCAGCACTTCGGCCCACAGCTGTTGCATGTCGATTTCGTGCCGGTATTCGATGGACTGCACCGGCACCGTCCACCAGCGGCGATTTCCGGTGTCGTCCACCAGGTAACGGTCTTCATTGACGGACGCGCAGAACACGGTGCGGCGCTGGTACTCGCTTTCGATGCGGTCATACGGCCGGCGCAGCTTGTCCGTCGCCAGCGTGATAAACGATTTCAGGCGCGCAATGTCGGCCTTGCGGAACGTCGCATCCAGTTCGCCAAGTTCAACGATCCAGTGGCTTACCGCGTTGGTAACGGTGTCTTTGTTGTTCGGGTCCAGGACGGCGCCAACCAGGACCACGCCCAGGTCGTGCGGCACCAGGCGTTTGAACCACGTGGTTTTGCCGGTGCCCTGCGGGCCAGTGAACACCAGCGCGCCGTGCGCTTCAAAGCCGTGCGGGTGATAGATCGCGGCAACAGCCGAAATCAGCCAGCGGCGCATCAGCTGGTTTTTAAGCCACACGTCACCGGGCGACTTCACCGTGTCCAGCAGCTGCTGCACGCGCGATGTGCCATCCCACGGCTTCGCGTTGATCCACTCGCAAACGGGGTTGTAGGCGTTGCGGTCGGAAATCAGTTTCGTGTAATCGGCCAGCATGGACTGCGGCATGCGGTTGCGCGCGCAGATGCTGGTAAGTTCGGCCAGCGCTGCGTTGGCGCGGTTGTCAGCAGTGTAGTTGCGACCAGGCACGCCCACTTCCACCTGCTTGCGCACCTGGTTGTACCTGGCGGTGATGCCGTATTCGCCCATCAGGTATTCCAGGTTTTCCACCGTGTTCATCGGCTGGCCCTTGTCCGACAGGTGCGGGAAGCCAAACGGGTTCACGGCTGCATCCAGCGGCACGGCAGCATCACCTGGCGGCGTATTGTCGTTCGCAGGCGCAGGCGTCAGCGGCTTGCCGCTCGCAACGTGCCAGGGGTCGCCCGTGTTCTCGCCCATGTAGGCCATGGCGTCCTGCAGGCTCCACTGCCATTCGTCCGTCAGCGCGTCGGCCAAGTCCCAGCCGTGCGGGAACGCACCATCCGGGCGATAGCGCACCATGTGAGTTTCGCGCGCGTGGCCTTTCAGCTTGGTGGCAATTGCCATCATGGCGCGCACGCCTGGCTGTTCGTGCAGCGGCAGCAGTTCGCCAGTGTCGCGGTTACGCTGCGCATCGAAGTCAGGCCACAGGATCACGCGGCGGCCAGCCAGCGCGCGAACGTGCGCACGGTCGGCCGTCTCCACGCCACCCATCCACGTGACAACCACGGCGCGGTCGCCAAAGATGCCCTGGCCGGCGTCGGCGGCTTTCTCGCCTTCCACCACGATCACGTCAGCATCCGGCATCGCTGCCAGGCGGTCCAGGCCGTAGAGCGGGCGCGGTCCCGGTCCAGTGATGCCGCGCCAGGTCCAGCGCTCGGTGCCATCAGGGTGCTTGCACCACGAATAGGGCACCACCTGTTTGCGTTCGCCTTCAGGATCGAAGCGGCACACGTACATCAGCACGTTGCCGTCAGCGTCGCGGTATGCCCAGGTGTTGGACGGCTGCCCCCAGCGGGGATGCTTGAACGTGGGCGCGCTCGCGTGCGCCGGCACCGGCATGATGGGTTCGGGCTTCGCGTCTTCGATGCGGTGCACCTTCGCGTCGTGCGCGCGCTTGCGCGTCTCGGCGTCACCGATGCGCACGCCGTGGTTCTGCGCCAGTTCGCGCGCAGCGGCGCCCTGGTCGTTGTTGTGGAAGATGTAGGCGTACAGGCTCACCAGGTCCGCGCCGCCGTCGCCGGTAGCAAAGTCCTTCCAGTTGCCTTGCCGCAGGTTGATGGTGAAACTGCCGGGGTTCCGGTCATTCCGCGTGGGGTTTGCCACCACGTATTCATTGCCGCGACGTTCGCCGCCAGGCAGCCACTGCGGCACTACCGTGTCAGGGTTCAGCGCGTCGTTGATGGCCGCGAAGTCAAGTGCGTTCACGCTGCTTGCCCTCGCTGTGCCAAGGTCAGTTCCAGCACCTTCAGTGCGTCAGCGGGGATGGTGCGCGCATCGTACTTCGAACGCCACACACGCACGGTTTGCGCCGTGCGGCCCAGGATCACGCCAACAGCGGCAGCGTCCAGTTTGTGCGCGGCCATCAGTTCGCGCAGTCGTTTCGTTCGGGCGTTCATGATTAGGCGGCTGCGGTGTCAGATGCAGACTGGTTGTCGTTTGCCGGCGCCTTCAGGTGCGGCGCGTTTGCGAGGAACACGGCATGTGCAAAACCGCGCGGCGTTGCGCTGCGAATGTTTGCGCGTTCTTCGCTCGGCGGGCATGCGTGGATGCGGTTGTCCGGCGCGCCAAGCGATTTATCACGAAACGGCTTAGGCATCACGAACCCGCCGCCAGTCCACAGGCACGTTTTCTTCGTGTAGTTGTCGTTCGCATGATAGCCGGTGAAGTCATACGGATTGAATGCGTGGTCCGGCTTGCGCCACAGGCTGGAAATCTGGCTGACGGGGTTCTCCGCGAACCACGGCGCACCGGACAGTTCGCCAATGATCTGGCATTGCCAAACCACATGCATGGCCTTGAACTGGAATGCGGGGTCCGCTGCGCGCTTGGCTTCGAACCAACGCGCACCACTCACGGCGAGGTCTGTGCACGGCGGGAAGCCTGCAACGAACACGACGCGGCCAGAACTGATTGCCTCACGAATGACGCGCCAAGTAACCGGGTGGTCGATGATGTGCCCAACCTTTGTGACGCGGCCTTCCACAGTCACGCCAGCGGGGTGTTGCGGATCAACCAGAATGGCGTTGTATCCTGCGTTCACCCACGGTTCGGCCATGTGGCCCGTAATGTCGCAAAGAAAAATGGCAATGTCTTTTTTCATGATCTGTCGTGGTGAAGCGCAGGCGGCAATTGTACCATCGCGGGTTCACTGCTGTGAATGTAGTTAGAAATAACGCGGCATCACTGCGCGTCACCAAACAGCGCCGCCGTCAGTGGGTCGCGGAATGGTTTGATGCTCGCGGCCTTCGCCTGATTCGCGCGGCGCATCGCCTGTTCAAGCGGGTCGAAATCGTATTCGCGCGTCTGGTCCTCGCCGGCTGGCTGGGGTGCGTTCTCGCCGCTGCCTGCCAAGAATCGCGCAGCGGGGCGCCCGCGTTCTGGCGTGGTCCAGTCTCCGATGTGCACAAGCCCCGTCAGTTGCAGCGAGAACAGGTAACGGCGAACGCTGGTCCTATCCATGCCGATGGCTTGCGCGATTTCGCGCATGGTCATGGGTTTGTCCGCGATCAGGTCAACGATGCGCGCCAGCCTGGCGGATGCATCCTTGTTCCGGCCTTTGATGGTTCGTGTTGTCATAGCAGGTCGATTTGTTCGAACGGCATATCCGGCCAGGTGTGATGCAACTTGGCGGCATTCTCGCGCCAATGAATCACACGCAGGTTCGTGTGCACGTGCAGGCCACTGACGATGCGGCCACGCAGCGGCACGATGTGGTCAACCACGTGAAGCGCGCCGGTTTCGCGCGTCATGCGCTGCGCTTCCATATACACGGCTGCGATGGCGTCCAGGTCTGCCCAGGCCGGTGTTGCCTGGCGCTCGCGGCGACTGCGAAACGTGCTGCGGCGTTTGCCGCCTGGCAGCTTCGGTGCGCGTCGCGCTGATTGATTGAACAGCGGGCCGGCATCGTGCCCGCCCTGCAGGTCAAGGCGCTTCATGGTCAGTAGTGGCACGTGTAGGTGAACATGCGCATGGTGACGGACTTGGCGCCCTGGCACTGAATGCCGGCGTACAGGGCGAACAATTCCAGGGCGAGAAACACCAGGCACACGAAAATGGCCGCAGCGGTTACGGTCGTGTCACGCATGTCAGGCCACCAGAAGCAGCCAGAACAGCGGCGCCATGACGACGCCAGCAAGCCAGCCGATGACGGCGGCAATGATGGTGGTGTGGCTCATGATTTCCCCCGCGTGTTATCGATGTGGGGATTATGGGCCGCGTTCACGCAGGTGAATATTTGATTGTTCCTATCGGAACGCGGCGGATGATAGCTAGTCGGCGTTACGCGCCTGACTGGTCAGGTGCCAGCCGTGGCAGTAGGGGCAGGGATAGGCGCGCACAGGCACGCGGTGATTGTTCCAGTTCGCCGCGTTGATGCGTTCCAGCGCTTGCATCGCGCTGGCTTCGTCTCGGTGGCGTTCCTTCACGCAAACCATTTCACCGTTCGGCAGCCGATAGCCCACCACCTTGCGGTCCACGATCACCAGGGCAGCCTTGGCATCGCGCACCAGGTGCGCAAGTTCGCGCTGCCGCCGGCGTCCCTGGTGCTCGCGCTCGATGCGCCCACGGCGGCGGGCGAACTGGGCGGCGTTCATTATTGTTTGCTGTCAGAAATGGACAGCTTGAAAACAACAATTCCCCTTGCGGTATCCACGAATGCGTCGCGGTAGGTAATTTGCTTTCCACCGTGATGCACGAACCCATCAGCAAAATACGTCAGCACGTCAGAAAGCGTTACCTCTTTGTATTCCGTTTCCATCATTTCTCCTTAGCCCCGCGCACCATGCACAGCGCATCAGTTACGGAGCGCCACACGCCTGCCAGCGCGCCGTGATTTGTCATCGCCCGCAGGAAGGCGGATTGCTTGGGCGACACGCGCCCAGTTTCTGTTTTGACTTCACCGAACAGAGCTTGCCCGATCACCTGGCCAACCATGTCTTGCGTAATCGTGACCCGCACAACTCCGAACGTGTCACTGAATCCATCAGGCACGCCGCTGGTGAAAGGGCGCGGGTCGCGTATCAGTAGCGCCCCGTTCGGCAGCTTGGTGATATCGTTTCCGGTCCACGCCTTGCCGCTGTTGATGCGGAACAGAACGCATTCGCCTGCAAGGGCGTTTCGTATCTGGTTCTGGATCGCGTGTTCGCTCATGCGTGCTTCAGCCATTCGCCTGGTTCCGTCAAAATCATCTTGTTGCGTTTCGCAAGGTTCATGGCCTGCGGGATAACCTGGATGTTGCTTGCGACGTGCAGGCCGCATGCGAACTTCGCGCGCAATGGCACCATGTGGTCGATGTGCCAAGGTGCGCCTGTCACGCGCTCGCGGCGCGCGCACAGGTCTGCGGCTTCCAGCGTCACAAAAGCGGTTAGTTCGCCGTGCCATGCCGGTGTCGCGTTGATCCTGGCTGCGCGGCGCCGCTGCACTTTCGCCTTGTGCATTTCAGGGTTTGCGCGCTGGTGCTGCCTGCTGCGATCCCTGAAATACTCGCGGTTCTGTTCACGGTATTCTGCCATCGCAGCAAGGTACGTGGCGCGGTTTTTCTCCCGCCATTCGTTTACGCGTGCCTTTGCAACAGCAGGGTTGCGCGTTCGGAATTCTTCTGCGTCGCGCAACGCGCACGCCATGCATTGGCCATTCGAAGTAAGACGCTTCGAAAAGTGGCCATGCTTGCAAGGCTTGCCGGTGAAGTAGTGCATTTCGCCGGCCGCCCTTGCTTCGGCGCGCGTTGCTTTCACGCTGCCGCCTGTTCAATGTCCACCTGCGCCGCCTTGTTCGCGCGCTCGCGCGCCTTCTGTTCCTGGCGCTCGCGCTCGCTGGTGAATTCGCCGTGCGCGTTCAGCAGGGACAGCAGCGCAGAAACGGGTACGCTGACTTCCTGGCCGTCAGGCAGTTGGCCGCCTTCCATGGCCTTTGCGATGGATGCCAGGCGCAGGTGCGCTTGCTGCGGCAGCTGGCCGATGAACGCATCCACCTGGCCGGCCAGCGCATCCAGCACCTTGTGCGGCACCTTCGGTCCCTTGATCGTGCCGGCCGTCGCCTTCGTCTTGCCCTGGGCGCGCGCCTTGCCGACTTCATCAGCCAGCACCTTGCCGGCGTTCTCGCCGTGCTTGCGCACCATGTCCACTGCGACGGCAGCAGATACGCCGCCAGCGGCCACGATTTGGTGCACGTCGCTGTTCGCATTGGCCAGCGTCAGCAGCTGCGTGACGTGCTGCGGCGTCTTGCCCACGGTCTTGGCGATGCGTGCAGCGTCCCAGCCGAACGCAGCCAGGCGCTTGTAACCTTCGGAGACTTCCAGAGGCGAAAGCGCGCGGCCTTCGCGGCTGGTGATGATGCGCGCTGTGCGGTCTGCGTTGTTCCCTTCGAACGGCACGATGGCCACCCATACGTCGCCGTTTGCATCGGCGAGCGGCACGCCGCGTTCAACGCACAGCTGCAGCGCTCGCGCACGGCGGTGGCCATCCACCAGCCACACGCCGCCTTCGTTGCGTGGGCGCACTTCCAGCGCGGGATACTGGCCGCCCTGTGCGATGTAGTCCGCCAGCCGTTCAATGCTCTGCTGGAAGGTTTCGCCGTTGGCGTCCGTCGCGTTTTCGTCGCGCAGGTTGAAGCCGGGTTCTTCGTGGATATCGGCCAGGCGCACCAGTCGGGCATCAGCGCGCTTGATCGTTCCATCTTTCTGCATCTGTTTAAACGATGTCATTTCTCATTGCTCCATCTGTGGGTGTTTGAAGTCAGCATCACCGGGATATCGGCCGGTGCCGTCTGCGCGATACCAGCAGAACGGTGAACCTTTCCGGTGCGGGTAGTGATAGGCGCCGCTACCGCCGCAGGTGCACGCCATCGCCTTTGTGTCGCGCTCGTTCATCCACTTATCCACGTGGTAACTGCGCTTCCCGCAAACGCTGCACGGCGGCAGGCGTGTGTATTCGTCGGGGCGCTTCGGCAGCACGCGACGTGTGCGGCAGTGCCTGCACCTGCAATGATAGCGGGCCATGGTTAGCCTGCGTTCGGCGGGTCGGGTCGGAAGCCGGCGGCGCGCATCACGGCGTCAAAGTGTAGCGCTGGCACCACGTAGCGGTCGGGCCGCGTGTCGGCCACCACCAGTTCGTCAATCTGCTGCAGAAAGCGGCGGTGAAGCGCCACAGACTGTTCCAGCATGCGCACACGCTCGCGCAGTTCGTAGTTCTCGCGCACCAGGTGGCCAGCCATTATGCCGCCCCTTCAGTTTCAGGGGTGGCGGCGCGCACGGTCACGATGGGGCCACGCCCCACGTGGAAATCCATGTGCACTTCCTGCACTTCGAATTCAGCGCCGCGCACAGTGATTGTGCTGCCGACTTCCACGATGCTGGGCGATTTGCTGGCTCGCTCCAGCCCAGCGTGCGCGTGGTCGCGCATATCAAGGCCAAGGCCAGCAGCAACGCCGGGCCATATTGCGTGCGCGAAAGTATCGCCCGCCATGCGTTCCAGGCGCGCGATGCGCTCATCCAGCATCGCAGCCTGGTGCTTGAAGTGCTCGGCGCCGGCCTGGGCTTCCAGGCGCTGCAGGCGCGCGATGCGCAATTCTTCGGCGGCGCGCGCAGCGGCGGTCGGCTTACGGAAAGGGTTCGGCAGTTTCATATCGTTTCGGGTAATTGGTGGATGGATCAGGCACGCGCCCACAGCATCGCGCAGTTGTAGACAACAACCGCGCACGCGAATCCCACCGCGACCAGCTTGCACATCAGGCTGGCGTCTTCCTGCGTGACGCCCAGCAAATCGTTGTCGTTGTCGGCGCGGTTCACTTCAATGTCTCGGTGGCGCACGCGCAGCACAGCTTGATGCGCGCGTGTTGGTGGCTGGAATGCGGGTTCTGCGTGTTCGTGTCGAAATACTCAGAACCCGCCAGGATGATGCCCCTGCAGCGGACGCCGTACTGGTCGCGCTTGTCGCAGCGATGATCCTTGCGCGCCTTGCGCCAGCCACCGCCGCATCGCGCGTACCAGTCGGCGCGGGTCATGGTCAGGCGGACACGCGGCCCAGGTGCCCGACCAGTCCGCGCCGGCCGCTCTTGATGGTGATGGTGCCCCGCTTGGCCTGGCGCGCAAGCTTGCTGCCAGCAGGTTGCGGCTTTCCGGGGATGCGGCTGCGGCCAAGGCTGGCATTCATGCCAATCTGGTTGCGGTCGATGTTCTGCGCGCGCAGGGCTTCGGCCATGCTGGTGCGTGCGGATGCGATGGCCAGGGCCATCATGATGAACGGATTGCGCATAGTCATTTCACGTAGAAGTCTGCCGGCGTTTCACCGCGCCGGCTTCGGTGTGAAATGAATTCTAGGGGTTCACGTTCGTGAATGACAAATCGTGAATAACTATCACGCCGCGTGAATCATGCAGCGCGTCTATTGACGGCCATGCGCCCCGCGTAGACTTTGCGCGCCCAGCCGATGGGGTCTTTGTATTTGCGGCGCCGGCCAAGCGCCACCAGTTCGTCCAGCGTCTTGGCTTCCGCTTGCTCGCGCTTCAGACGCATGCGCGTTTCCCGCTTCATGGCCTCTGTTTGCTCGCGCAGTTCTTCGTCCTTCACGTCAGGCGCGACGAAATCAGCAAACAGTTTCTTGTCGCAGTGCGGGCACTTCGGCGGCAGCGGCCGGCGTATTTGCATGAAACAGCCTTCGCACGTTACTGGCGGCGGCGGCGCGTTGTCGTTCGCCGCCTTCCTGCCAGCGCCGCCGTTGCCTTCCAGGGACCAGTCTCGTTCATCGTCGGGGAAGCCGTGGCGCTGGCAGTTGCCCGCGTGGTCCAGGATGATTGCCACCTTGTCGGGCGCCGGCCGCATCGGGCGCATGGCTTCCTGCAGGTACTTGGACAGGGACATGGTGGGGTTCGCCAGGATGCCGGCGTCAATCGTCACCGGCTTGCCAGCCCATGCGGACAGGTCGAAACCTTCACCGAACAAACCCACGTTCCACAGCACATCAAGTTCACCGTCAGCGTATGCCTTGATGACGCGGCGGCGCTCGGTGTCATCGGTGCCGCCGTCCAGGTGCGCGGCACGGATGCCGGCCTGGCGCATCAGGTCCACCATGTACATGCTGTGCGGAACGGTCATCGCGTAGCCGATGGTGCGCATGCCGCGCGCGTGCATGTTCCAGTGTTTGATGATGTCGCCGGTTAGCTTCGGCTCGCGCATCCGCTTTTCGGTTTCTTTTTTATCGAAGTCCTTGAACTGCTTGCGCACGCCCTTCATGTCCGGCGCGCTCGGGGCGAAGATGCGATACGGTGCCAGGTTGCCCCAAGCGATCAATTCCGCAGGCGTGGGGCCAATCACCATTTCATCGAAGTATTCACCCAGGCCGGTGCCATCCAGGCGCCAGGGTGTCCCCGTCAGTCCGATGTGATAGGCGTTCGGCCACGCCTTCATGATCGCGGCCCAGCCGGCGGCGCCGATGTGGTGGCACTCATCCCAAATAACCACCTTCGGTTCCTTCAGCTTCAGCACGCGGTTTTTCAGCGTGTCGATGCTGCACACCTGCACGCTGGCGTCCACGTACATAGGCATGCCCGCAGCAATGAAGCTGTGCGGCAGGTTGCAGTTGTGGAACGTGCCGCTGGTTTGCTTCAGCAATTCCGCGCGGTGGCAATTGAAGAACGTCTGCTGGCCGCGCGCTGCGAACGCTTGGGCGATGAACGCAGCAATGACGGTCTTGCCGCCACCAGGTGGAAGCACGAGCAGCACGCGGCGGACGCGGCGCAGCGCCTGGCCTGTGCGCGCCACAAGGTCATCCTGGTAGCCTCTAAGTAGTATGGACATAACTTATTTTCATCACGATTCAGCCATCATAACTTAGGCGCGGCCGCACATTGCAGTAGCCGCGTTGCAGATGCCCTACATCAACAGAATGGAGAATGCACGCCATGCACAGGGCGCGGCAATACGAATACGGTTTGGTTACAGCACGTCTGGTGCTCGACATAATGCGGTGCGTGTCGGTGCTTTTTCTTTCCGAAGATTCCGCATCACAGTCCCACGACTTTGCATTGATTAGCGTTGGCCTGTTCATTGGTCAGGCCGAAGGCAAACCCATGTCGGCATCGAAGCTGGCATCTTACATCGGCATGCCGCGCCCGACGCTCATCAGGAAATTGCGCCAACTGCAGAGCGCGGGGATTGCAAAGCCGGCGCTGAAGGGGTGGCGCATAAACACCGACGATCCGCAAGTGCAGCGGCGCTTAGACGTGTGCAAAACCGAAACGCTCAACCTGCTACGTAAAGCCACAGCCGAACTGTCCAGATTGGACAGTATGGCGATTGCACGGCCAAAAACTGGCACCTAGAAATCATTCGCACACCAACGAAGCACGGAACCGTCACGGGCCATCACGTTGTATCTGCGCAACTCACGCAGATTCAGCGCGTGTTACGATTCTGTCTCGTTTACTCACTTGGGGCAATGATGAAGCCGGGAATCTATGGTCACTTGAGCAACGCCGAATATCACGGCGGTGAAGGCGTTTCGAACTCGATGCTGTGCGTGCTGCGCGAGAAATCGCCCATGCACCTGAAGGCATTGCGCGATGCGGCGAACGACAACGAACCCACGGAAGCGCAGTTCATCGGCACGGCGTTTCACTGCCTGGTGCTCGAACCCGATGTGTTCGTGCGCGAATACTGCCTGGGACTGCGCATGCAGGACGTGCCGGACGCGATTGATGATCGGGACCAGCTGGTGGCGATGGTCAACGAACTGAACGCCACGCGCCTGCCGAAACTGCCGACCAGTGGCAGCAAGGCCGAAGTCATCGCGCGCATTCAGCAAGCCTGGAACGATGACGACAAAGCAGTCATCACGCACACGCCCGACCAACTGGAAGCGCTGAAAGGCGCCGAACTGAAAGCCATTTTGGAAGGCATCAACGAAGGCCGCCAGGGCCTGCTGCCCGTCAGCGGCACGCGCCACGAACTCGCTGAAATCCTGAGAGCCAATGGCCGCCAGGTTACGCTGTGGTCGGACGTGAAGGAAGAATGGCTGCGCAACAATGGCCATCGCAAGGTGCTGGATCAGGAACAATGGGGCCAGCTGCACGCGATGCGCGATGCGGTGATGGCGCATCCGGCGGCCAGCGCGCTGTTGACTGGCTGCGATTACGTCACGGAAATGTCCGCCTATGCAGTGGACCCTGACACGGGCGAACTGCGCCGCGTGCGCCCCGATCTGTGGCGCTTCGATGGTATCGTGGGCGATGTGAAAACCACGGACGACGCCAGTCCCGAAGGCTTCGCGCGCTCGATTGCGAAGTGGGGCTATGACGTTCAGCACCCGTACTACTTGGACACGCTGAACCTGGCGCTGCAGCAGGAAGCCGAAGCCACGGTGGATCACCCGACCAGCGCGAAGGCGTTTGCATTCCTGGTGGTCGAAAAGAAATTCCCGCACGCTGTCGCCGTGTACGTCCTGGATGGCCCCAGCGTTGACCTGGGCCGCGCGAAGTATCGCGCCAGCCTGAACACCTACGCAGAATGCAAGCGCGCTGGCGTGTGGCCTGGTTATGGCGACAAGGTGCAAACCATCAGCCTGCCGCAGTGGCACATGCGGCAGAACGAACACCTGCTGGATACGGCAGCGTAAAATCACTTCCTCCAACCACTGAAGGTACACCATGAGCATTTTTCAAATCGAAGATGCCGAACGCGAAGGCGCGCGGCTGGTCATCGGCCTGGGCGGCGTGTCTGGCGGCGGCAAGACATTCACCGCGCTGCAATTGGCCTGGGGCATGGCCAACTATGACAGCAGCAAGGTGGGGTTGATGTGCACGGAAAACCGCCGTGGCCGCCTGTATTCCGACGCGCTGAAGGACGCGAATGGCAAGGTGCACAAGTTCAAGATTGGTGACTTCACGCCGCCGTTCTCGCCTTCGCGATACATCGAAGGCATCCAGGCGTTCGTTGACGCAGGCGTGGAAGTGCTGGTGATTGATAGCGTGTCGCACGAGTGGGAAGGCATTGGCGGCTGCGAAGATATCGCCACGGCTGGCAATCCGCGTAACCCGCGCTGGAACGAAGCGAAGGCCGAACACAAGCGGTTCATGAACGCCATGCTGCAGTCGCCGCTGCACATCATCGCGTGCATGCGTGCGCGCGAGAAAGTCAAGCTGGTGAAGGTCAACGGCAAGACGGAGTACGAACCGCAGGGCGTGCTGCCCATCCAGGAAAAGAATTTCACGTTCGAACTTACGGCCAGCTTGATGCTGTGGAACGGCGGGAAGGAACGCGACATCATCAAGTGCCCCGCAGAACTGCAGGGCATCTTCGGCACGGCGGGCGAGGCAGCGCGCGGCTATCTGACGGCCGAACAGGGCAAGGCGCTGCGCGACTGGGTGGACGGTGCGAAGCAGGTGGACGACGCAGTGAAGAACGCGCGCGACGCACTGCAGCTGGTGTGCGAACAGGGCATGGCCGCCCTGCAGGACGCTTGGCAGAAGCTGCCTGGCAACATCCGCAAGGCCATTGGTCCGAACGGCTGCCCCGACGATCTCAAGAAATCTGCGCAGGCGTTCGATGCGCAGCGTGCCGCCAGCAACGACAACAAGCAGGCGGATGACTTGAACAACACGCTGCTGGGCGGCGCCAACCAGTCCGCAGCATAACCAGGAAAGGAAAGGCAACGCATGGCACAGGCACAATCGAAGTATCTCAGCGCTGCGGAGGTGGTGCAGCGCTGGGGTGGTGCCGTCACCACCGGCACGCTGGCGAACTGGCGCACCCAGGGGAAAGGGCCGCCGTTCGTGAAGCTGGGCAGCAAAGTGCGCTATCCCGTCGCGCCGCTTGAAGCCTGGGAAGCCGAACACATGGTGGTCAATGCCGCCAACGACAACCACGCAAACACTGAACGTATCGCATCATGAGCGCACTCGAAACCCAAGTGGGCGGCAGCCACTATAAAGACATGCCCATCCAGCCCATGGAATTCAGCATGGCGAACGGGTTGGATGCCTGCCAGCACACCATCATCAAGTACGTGACTCGCTTCCGCCAGAAAGGCGGCATCCAGGATTTGGAGAAGGCGCAGCACGTCCTGGCCATGCTCATTGAGTTTGAGCGCAAGGCGACGCCACAGAATCCGGCAAACGACAATCTACTGCCGCCGCACACCACAGCAAAAGCAATGGCCATGGTAAGCGGCAGATGTGCGGCACGTGAGATTGCAGCACTCTGCGAGGCGTGCGCGGCCACGACTTCAGGAACGTGCCTGGCGGCAACTCGCGGCGAGGTGGTCCGATAATGTCTGACGATATCGACAAGGCGCAGGCCGCTGACGAAGTGAACACGCAGGACGCGCTGGAACGTCAGCGGCTGATTGCGGCACTCGCACCACGACTGCAGCCGCAAGGCTGCTGCCTGAACCCGCGCTGCGGCGAACCATTCGAAGCCGGAAGCAACAGGCTTTTCTGTTGCGTCGGCTGCGAGCGTGAACGCGCACGGCTTGTGCGTAATTGATTTTTTCTCAGAGGCAATAAACCACCATGAAAATGATCGGACTGGCCCGCCTGGGCCGTGATGCTGAAGTGCGCCGCACCCCTGGCGGTGACGCTGTTTGCAATCTGTCGCTTGCTTACGTCTGCGGCCGGAAAAAGGAAGGCGAACAGTACGCGCCCAGCCAGTGGATTGATGCAGCGCTGTGGGGCAACCAGGCCGAAGCGCTGGCGCCGTACCTGACAAAAGGCAGCGTGCATTGCTTCGTGCTGTCGGACGTTCACACGGAAGAGTATGACGGCAATGATGGCTATGTGAAAACCAAGCTGGTCGGGCGCGTTGACAGCGTTGAACTCGGGCCGCGTGCCGGCGGCAACGACAACGGCGGCGGCCAAGGCGCCAGCGCGAGCGGCCAACGTCGCCAAGCTGGCGGCCAGCAGCCTGCTGGCGGTCAACGCCAGGCTGCGCAGCGCAAGGATAACGGCTTCGAAGACATGGACGACGATATCCCCTTCTGACGTTGCGTGATTGCGACACAAAAACCCGCCGCAGTGGCGGGTTTTTCGTTTGGGGATCGTTCGCGCACTACAATGACAGTGCGTTTAAACAAACAGGAAAGGACTATGAACCGCGAAACTTGGCTGAACGAACTGGCGCAACGGATGGCGCCGCGCTTCGAAGAACTCGGGCACCCGCTGCCGAAATTCCGCGTTGCTGTTGGTTGGACCAGTGCCGGCAAGTCAACGAAGGTCGGCGGCGAGTGCTGGCACAGCAGCAACAGCGCGGATGGCGTGTTCGAAGTGCTGGTGGCGCCGATCATTGACGACAGCATGCAGGTGGCCGCGATCCTGGCGCACGAACTGAACCACGCCGCTGTCGGGTTCAAGCACGGCCACAAGGGCGAATTCGCCGTGATGATGGGCAAGCTGGGCATGAAGCGGCCTTACACGTCCAGCATCGCCGGCCCTGAATTCGAAGCATGGGCGCAGCCGTTCCTGGATGAACTGGGCAACATTCCGCACGCGCGCATCCTGCTGAAACCGCAGCGCCCAGCGAACGACAACGATGAAGGCGAGGAAGGCGAAGGCGGCGAAGACGAAGGCGGCAGCAGCAACCAGAAGAAAAAGCAAAGCACGCGCATGCTGAAGGCCGCCTGTGCGCATGAAGTGGATGGCGAGCCCTGCGGCTACACCGTGCGGCTTTCGAAGAAATGGGCGCAGAAGCTGGGCGCCTGCTGCCCTGTGCACGGCCCCATGGAAGTGGAAGGCGCTGACGATGCGCCGGAAGAACAGGACGCAGCCTAGAAACAAGAAACCCGCCACGAAGGCGGGTTTTTTGTGCGGGCTTATCAGGTTTCCATTGCCGCGCCCCTCGCTGGTTTCCAGGTCGTTGGAGCATTCGCTATGGCGGCCGGATTTGAACCGGCTGCCTCTCACGGCCTGGGCTTTTGGCCCGTGTCCAGGCTTTTGACCTGGCGAAACCTTGAGCGCTCTATCCGATGAGCTACGCCATGCGTTTGTTATGGCGGGCCAGGGTGCATTTCTGCATGCCTGACCGGTCCACGTTGCCGTGTACGTCTCCGGCGCGGGCTTCTACCGCCGTGCTGCTGTCGCAAATGCCTCGGGTTTTGGGGTACATCGATTCTGCGGTGTTGCCGGGCGGCTACCGCGTACTACTTCACCTTAATCAGCGTCGGCATGCATGCGATTATAAATCACGCCGCCATCTTCATGTCGTCCCGTTGCTGCTGCTGTTGTTTCTTCGCAACCTGCACCACGTTCTTTTCAAACCACTTGCCCCACTTCGTCATCGCCGCGCGCATCTGCGGCAGGTAGTCCGCGTGGTCGTAGTGCTTGCCGCCAGTGTCGCCGCGTGCGTGCTGCTGGATCAGGTCGCGCGTGAAGCGGTCCACGCCGGCACCGTCACCCATGCGCGATTTCCACGTGCGGCGCAGGTCGCGCGCCTGGAATGGTGCGCAGCACGTCAGCGATGCGATGTGATGCGAGACAGCCAGGAAGCCCATGCGCTGCGCCTTCGATCCTGTGCGCGCAGGGAACAGCGGCCCATCGCCGTGCCAGCGCTTCAGGCGCTTGAATATCTCGTTTGCCTGGGGCGGCAGCGGGATGAAGTGCGGTTTCTTCCGGCCCTTGGTCTTGTGCGCCGGGATGGTCCACAGCGCGCGTTTCGTATCGACTTCGCAGCCGTCCACCTTGATGGTTTCCTGCACTCGCTGGCCGCACAGCATCACCAGGCGCGCACAGTCGCCGGAACCTTCATCCGTCAGGTTCGCCCACACGGCTGCCATTTCTTCGGGCGACAGGTTGCGGCTGCGTTCCTTGTTCGCTCGCTTGTCCTTCGGCACGGCGGCAACCGGGTTCACCTGGATGCCCCAGTCATAGGTGGCATCTTGCGTGTAGTCGTTCGTGGCCTTCATCGCCCAGCTGAACGCTGACGACATATAGGTGCGCTGAATGTCCGCCGTGCGCAGCGCGCCGCGCTTCGCGGCTGCAGCCAGTGGCACGCGAATATCGGCCGGCGTGATTTCGCCGGCCAGCTTGTTACGGCCCAGCTGGTCCGCTGCGTTGTACCGGCCTGTCAGCAACACGTTTTCAACGTGCCCAGCCGATCCGGCTTCGCGCGCCTTCAGGTGCGCCACGTACTTGGTGAACAGGTTTTCAACGGTGGGCGCTTCGGCCAGGTGAGCAAGGGCAACTTTCGGGTTAGGCGAAGCCTTCAGCGTCGGCTTGATTTTGTCGAACTCGCCGCGCGCTTCGGCCAGCTTCATGTCCGGGTATTGGCCCAGCTGCTTTTTCCCGCGCTCGCCTTCCTTCTGCCAATGCGCGAACCATATTGCGGTCACGCCTTTGCGGGTCCTGCGGATGCGCAGGCGCAGGCTTCCTTCGCCGCGCTGCTTGGCGCCGTCATACAAAACGGTTTCGCCTTCGCAGTCGCGGATTGCGGCGTCGATTGTCGTTACTGTCAGCACGTCCCTGCCTCGCTTCTGTTGGGTTCTAGGGTGCCCTTCAGGGTGCCCTTGGGGTCAAAGTGACCACCCATTGAAGCCATTGCAGTTTCGGGCGTTCAGGTCAATTTCGCCTTGTGAATCAATGACGTGCGGTTAGTGCCGATGAAGGGCCGTTAAGGCCAATTATGGTGCGCGAGCAGCCTTCCAAGCTGAATACGAGGGTTCGATTCCCTTCACCCGCTCCAATGATTTCAATGGCTTAGCAGGCAAAGTGTTTTAGGCTTAAAACTCGGGGTGCCCTTCAGGGTGCCCTTGGCCAAAACTCATCACGTCGCGTAATCCACAATAATAATGCGTCACGCGGCCACATCTTCCACGTTCGAAGCGTCGCCATCGTTCGGCAATTCCAGTTCGATGGTGCTGCTATAGCCGCGATCATCCACGGTGTGTTCAGCGCGCGTCGCCACCCACTCGGTGGGCACGCCTTCGCGCCATCCCTGCAGAATCACCTTGCCTTCCGCCACCAGGTCGGCGCGGCCTGGGCAACTGATATGCATGGTGACGCGGGCGCGCTCGCGCCTTGCAAGCTCGGCACGCGCTGCGGCAAGGGCCATTTCCTGCGTGGGGTAATACTGGCGCAACCTGCGCACCGGTTCACCAGAACCCACGCTGATTTCGTGGCGCTTGGCTTGCTTCACCGCGTGCCAGTACGCCACCACCTTGCCGGCCGTCTCGCGCTTGGACTGCACCATGCGCCAGCGGCTGCATTCCTTCGCCACCAGCGTGACGGTGGGCAAGTCCTGGCCGCTCACGCTCTTGAACTCGCCACGCTTCGCCAGGATCAGCTTGCCGCCGGCCGGCTTCACCACGGCATCGTATTTCCTGGCGACGCGCAGCAGCAGGTTGATATCGGATTCGTCCGGCTGGTCGATGTGCGGCAGCTTGATGTTGGCCAGGGACTTTGCCACGGCGCCTTCCATGCCGTGTTCCTTAGCGATCTTCTGCACCATCGCGCCCAGCGTCGTGCCGGCCTTCCAGCTGCGCACCTTCTGCGTTTGCAGGTCCGTCTTGCCGCCCTTGCTCTTGTCGAACGTCGCGGCGCGCGCGCGGATGGTCATTTCGCCAGGCCAGCCGGCCAGTTCAATTTCGTCAACGATGAACAGGCCGATGCGCACGGCTTCGTTGTCGTACCCCAGGAACAGCTGCAGTTCTGCGCCGGTCGGCGGCAACTGCACAGGCATCAGCGGTTCGTGGTCGGCCAGCACGATTTCCAGCATGTCGCTGTCCACGCCGGCTTCGTCCGTGTAGCGAAGCGACACGAAGCGGTCCAGGATGGTGTCCGTGATGTTCTTGTCGTTCGCCAGCAGCTTGAAATTCGGGCGGATGGGTTGCGTGCTCAGTCCCACAGGCGCACCCCTTGCTGCGTTGCCGGCAGCGCGAAATCGGGCAGCACAACGGTTACGCCAGCGGGCAGCAGCGGGCCAAGATCAGCCAGGCCGGGATTGGCGTCCAGCAGCTTTTCCACCACCAGGCCATCGCGCGTGCCGTAGTAATTCCAGGCGATCAGGTCCGCCATGTCGCCGTCTTTGGTAACGTACTCGGTCATAGGTTGATGCCCGCAGACTTCAGCGCGTTGTTGACAAGGTTGCCCAGCAAGCTGGAATCGGCGCCATCGAAGCGCTGCAGCGTCACGTTGAATTCGATTTTGCGCGGCATCGTGAACGCAGCAAACGCACTGCGCGTTTCCTCCACACCCTTGATAACCCAGCGGCCGTACATGTTGCCTTGCGCATCCATCAGCAGGTACGGCTGGCCCCGCGCGCCCATCGCTCGCAGCTTTGCCATCGCGTTCGCGCTGCCGCGCCACTGCGGATAGACCACACCAGGCAGTGTGATGGTTTCTTCGCCGGGGCCGGTGAACTGTAGCGCGGGCAGTTGGCCGAAGCGTTCTTGCGACGGCCATTTGTATTCAGCGCTGCGGCGCATCTCCTGGGGCACAGCAATGTGCAGGGCGAAATTGAAATCGCCCAGGCGCAGCATCGGCACGAAGCCGGAAAGGAAGCCTGCCAGGCTCATCAGTTCACCCCGTCATACATGGCGCCGCGCTGTCGCACAGCGCGTTCGCGTTCCTGGATTTGCGAAATCCGGCGGGCCAGCTGTTCAGTGCTTTCGCCAGGCAGCTGCGTCAGCTGGAACGTGGTTTGGCTGTTGTCCACGTAGGACGCTGCGCCACCGCGCGCCGTTGCCATCGGCGGCACAGCCGGCAGCGATGGCGCAGCGCTCGCGCCAGCAGATGGCGCGCTGCCGAATCCGAAAAACGCTTTCGTCTTCTGCCAGCCCCGGCCGATGGCTTCGATTTTGTCGATGATCCAATCAAGCGCGGTGCGCGCAGTGCCCGTGATATCGTCCCACAGGTTCGTGAAAAACGTTTTGATGGGCTGCCAGTTGGCAATCACAATGCCCAGCGGGTGAAACTTGAAGAACACGCCTTGCAGCCAGTCCCACGTTTTCCCCGCCGCATCCTTGATGGTGCCCCACAAGTCGATGAAAAACGCCTTGATGGGTTCCCAGTTCTGATAAACCAGCATCGCGCCAGCAGCCAGCAGCGTAATCAGCAGGCCGATGGGATTTGCGGCGACGGCAACACGCAGCGCCGTGAACGCCCAGGCGACGCCAAGCACAGCCATTTTCACCGCGCCGAACGCGACGAATGCGCCGGCCACGGTCAGCACGTTCTGCACCAGTCGCGGGTTCTCGCGCGTGAAATCCGCGATGGAAGACGTGATGCCGGCAAAATAGCCCATCACCTTGTTAAGCGGCGGCAGCAGCACGGTGCCGATGTTCACGCCAACTTCGGTAATGCGGTTCTTGAACACGTCCCACTGCGCTGCCGTGGTTTTCATGCGCGATTGAAACTCGCGCGACATGGACCCCTTGGCCGCTTCGCCGTTGGCCAGTTCAAGCTGGCGCCGGTATTCCTCAACGCCGCCGGCCAGCTTCGCAATGGCGCCGCCCCAGTCCTTGCCGAACAGGCGCGTAACGGCCTCCATCTGCTTTTCCTGCGGCAGTTTCTTGATGCGTTCCAGCACATCCAGAATCATGGATTGCGGGTCACGGATCATGCCTTTCTGCAGCTGGTCGGCGGTAAGGCCAATCATCTGCACGCCAACCTGAAACCGCTTCGGGTTCATCTTGGCAATCTGCAGCTGGCGCAGCATGCCAGACGCAGCCGTGTCCGCGCGCTCGGCAGATTCACCCAGCGTCAGGAACGTGGACGCCAGCGCGGCGGCGTTCTTCGCGGACAGGCCCATGGTGGACGCGGCGCCGGCCAGGTCGCCCTGCATCACCTTGATGATGTCGGAACCCTTGCTGATTGCGTTGTCGTCCAGGTAGTTGATGGCGTCGCCAAGCTCGGCAATGTCCTTCAGGGGAATTTTGAAGATGGTGGCAATCTTCCCCATGTTGTCCGCCAGTTCGGCGGCCGGCGCTTCAAACGCGGTCGCCATGATGGCGGCGGTGCGCGTGAACTCCACCAGGTCTTCCTTGGCGATGTTCATACGCGCCGCAGCCGTCACCATGTTGGCGATTTCGTTGGTTGCAATCGGCAGTTCGCGGCCAAGCATCTGGATTTTCTTGGCCATGTCGAAATAAACGGGCGTCAGATTGCCGGCGCTGTCTCGCGCGCCGTCAACTTGCTTGGCGATGCCCAGCATTGCCGTTTCGAACTTCACCGCCTGCGCAATGGGAATGCCGAACGTGGCGCCGGCCACGAGTGCACCACCAACCATGCCGCGCAGGTCGGCTTTGCGCTTGTCGTTCGCCGCGCGCAGGTCAGCTAGCCGGCGTTCATGCGCTTGGACGGCGCGCAGCTTCGCCAGTTTCTTGTCCAGGTCGGCCAATTCCTGCTGTGCGTACTGCACGCGCAGCGCAGAGCCAGCACGGCCCAGCGTTTCCTGTTCGCGGATGACGCGGTTTAGCTCGGCCTGGCGCGCCTTCAGCTTGCTGACAGCCGCGCCCACTTCGTCAATCTTGCCCTTGACGCTGCCGAACGCGGCTTTCAGCGTGCCGTTGATGGCGCCGCCAATGATGATTGTTGCGTTTAAACGCTTATTGCTTGCCATCGCCTCGCGGGAGTCCGTCCAGCCACCAGATGAAGCGGGAAACCCGCATCCTCAAAATTTCCGCGCAAGACCAGCCTGTGTGACTGGCCAAAGCTAGCACGCCGCTGCGGACGTAATCGGCGGCTAGTCGATGAAACCCAGGAAGGCGCGCTGCACGCGCTTGTAGTTGCGCAGCGACAGCTTGCGCAGGTTTTCCTGCGGGATTTCGCAAAGGTTGGCCATCATGCCCAGTTCTTTGGATGCATCGCCGCCGCTGATTTGATCCATGGCCAGCTGGTCATCCACGTTCGGTTCGCGCATGCGGATGACGGAAAGCTTTGCGCCGTTCACGTCCAGCGAGCCTTCCAGGGTGATTTCAGCGAAGCCATCCTGGTACTTCAGCCAATCGGGATTCTTTGCCATGCTTACACCTGTGATGTGTTTTGTGTGATGCTGGCCGGTCTACGCCGGCCAGGTGCTGCTTACAGGCCCAACGCGCTGCGCATTGCGGCCATGGTGTCGGTGCCATTGATGATGGCCACCATGTTTTCCACGTCGATTTCGTGGATGACGCTGCCGCCGTGCTCCTGCTTGAAGTACGAAATCGCAAGCGTGGCCTTCAGCGAAGGCACGTCGCCGGGCTTCCAGGTGCCGGGGTCAATTTCTGTGATTTTTCCGCGCATGTTCATCACCACGGGCGTGGTCGTGCCGTCGAACGATTCCAACGCGCCGCGAATGGTCAGCGGGACGGCCGAACCCTCGACAACACCGAACAGCGCCAGCAGGTCGCGGCTATACGAAATCAGGCTGAAATCAGCTTCCAGCGCTTCCATGCTCATGGTGATTTTCACCGGGGCCGGCATGCCGCCGCCCTGAAAATCTTCCGTCTTCAGCGTCAGCTTGGGCGGGTTGACTTCCTGAACCTGGCCGGCGTAGCCCTTGCCATCCACCCACAGCGTCAGGTTCTTCAATACGTCACGTGCGGCCATGATTTAGGCTCTCCGCTTATTCGAAAATGGTGGTGATGTAGTCATTCACCAGGTGACTACGGAACGTGATGTGCTCGGCCGGGTACGCCGGGGTGAAATCGAAATCGAAATAGATTTTACCATTTGCGATTTGATCCGGCGTGTTCAGGTCGGGGTCCGCCCAGCACGTGCCGCCCAGGATTGCGCCGCGCACCACCATGCTGCGCAGGAAGGCGTTCACGCCTTCCACCACTTCAGTCACGTACTGCTTGGTGATTCCGCGATCAACCGCCCACAGATGGGCAGCCATCAGACTGTCGTTGATGATGTCGGCGGTGCGGACGACGCACAGGAATGCCCACTTGGGATCACTCGACAGCGTGCGGTTGCCCCACAGGCGGAAGCCGTTTTGACGAATGATCGTCGCCACGTTCTTTTCGTTCAGCAGGTTGGCACGGCTGTTCGCGTCGCCCAGCTTGAAGTCCACCGGTCGCGCGGTGCCCTGGATGCCGTTGATGGTCTGATTGCTCGGGGACCACCAGAAACCCAGTTCGTTGTCCGTCTTGGCGATCACGCCAGCCACAACCGGGCTGGAATACGCATTCACCAGGTTGCCGGCGCTGTCCGTCTTGATGCTCTGCGGGTCCACCACATACACGCGCTTGCTGCCGAAATCGCCAGCATAGGCGATGGCGGCCGCGTCGTTCGTATTCGGGCCATCAGCGATGATGACGGCGCGCATGCGCTCGGCAATGCCGATCAGTTCGGCCACAACCGCGTTGCCAACCGTGCCCAGCGTCGCAACGAACGTTGCGCCATTACCGGCGCCGGCCCCAGCCGGAAGCGCGAACGTGGGCGCGACAGTGTAGCCGCTGCCAGGGTTCGTGATGGTGCGCGACGTGACAGCGCCGCCCACAATCGTGGCTTTCGCTGCGGCGCCGCTGCCGCCCGTGCCACCCGTCACCGTCAGGTCATACGTGCCGTCCGTGTAGCCCGTGCCGGCCGCGCCGGTCAGCGAAACCACGCCGCCGGTCGTGCGCTGGTGAGTGAAGCCGGGTGCGATCAGAATGCGCGGCGCGAAGCCAACCACCGATTCCGCAGCCAGGAAAGCCTGCACGCCAAGGTATTGGCCGGTGTTCGCGTCCACACCGCCAAGGACGTTGGCCAGCGTCGCCTGTTCGTCTGCGCCTTCCTCCACGCGCACAACGATCACCACGGCGCCCGCCTGGTCGAAAATCGAATCCATCGCGGCGGGCAGTGTGCCCTTGCCCTGGCCGGTCGTGTCCAGCTTGGCTGCGGTTGCGCGGCTGCCGGCGACCAGTACGGGAGTGTTCAGCGGAAACGCTGCAGCATCGGCGTCGGGCGCAGTGCCAACAATGCCGATAACGGAAGTGCGCACCACCGAAATGGGGCGCGGGCCGGCGTCAATGTCGATGACTTCAACGCCGTGCAGGAAAGTATCACCAGCCATGTGTTGGTCCTTTGGTGGTCGGCACAAAATCAGAATTGCCGCCATTTTCCCGGCTGCGCTCGCGCGTTTCCTCTTGTGGGTTCTTCGCATCCCACTGGGTGTGATAGGATTCAAGAATGTTTAGCGGAAAACCCACATTGATATGGACGGCAAGCAATCAACCAGGCGCGGCGCGGCAATGCTCGGTGATGAAACTTACTTCACGGGCAAACCGTGCAAGAGGGGCCACATAAGCGAGCGCTTCACATCATCCGGGCATTGCGTCGAATGCAGGAAGGCTGACAACACAGAGCGGTATGCAAAAAATCCGCAGTCCGAGAAGGACAGAAAGCGCAGGGCGTATGCAGCTGACCCGGAAAAATTCAAGGCAAGGATAGCCAAGTACAGGGCGGAAAATCTTGAACGCATCAGGATGAAGAACAATGAATACATGCGCGCGTGGCGCGCAGCAAATCCTGACGCAGTGCTTGAAAAGGCGCGTGCCAGCTACCGCAATAACGTAACGAAATACATTGCAAAGGATGCCAGGCGGCGCGCTCGAAAAATGAACGCGACGCCTTCATGGGACGCCGATCTAACGGACTTCGTGATGCAGGAGGCGGCCGACCTTGCGGCGCGCCGCGAGCGCATCACTGGTTTCGCCTGGAATGTTGACCACATGGTGCCGTTGCAAGCGCGCAACGCATGTGGGCTGCACACGTGGGCAAACCTGCAAGTGATTCCTGAATTCACAAACAAATCGAAAGGCAATCGGATGGCGCTGACGAAGCCAGGCGAATGGATCATGTCCTCATAAAAAAACCGCCCACGATGGGGCGGCAAACAGGCGTGCGGTGGCTGCGCGCTCAGGTTTTGATGATCTTGTTCAGCACGATGCCAGGCTGAACGTTCGGGTGTGCACCATCCGCGCCCTGCGCGGCGTTGGTGATGGTGACACCAGCGGGCTGCGAAGCATTCGAAATCGTCATGCCCGTGGTCTTGCTGGCGTTGTTCAGGGTGATGCCGGTGCCGGCCGCACTGATCGTCGCTCCGCCAGGTGCATTCAGCCCGAACGCGCCACCGCCAGTACTGCTTCCGCCGCCGTTATATGCTGCATTGTGGCTGTGCGTGTGCCCCGGATCGCTCAGTGTGTTGGCGTGAACGTGGCCAGGATCGTTCAGAACGTTTGCGTGCGTATGGCCGGGGTCGTTCAGCGTGTTGGCGTGCGTGTGCGACGGCATTTGCGCCGTGGTCAGCGTATGCGACTGCGCGCCACCAGTCGAACCAAGCGTGGTTCCATTGATGCCATGGCCACCAGCAGCCGTGATGCGACCAGCGGCTGTGCCGCCCATATCGTCTTTGCCGATGATTGCGCGGCCGCGCGCATCAGGAAGGTTGAACGTTGTGCTGCCGTCACCAGCGCCGTAGGTTGTGCCAATGGCCGCAAACAGGTTTGCGTAAGCGCTTCGGCTGACAGCCTGGCCGTAACACATCAGCCAGCCACTTGGCGCGGTGGTCCCTGCGAAGTCCAGAACGGTGCCGGTCATGCCGGCCCACAAGTCAAGTACGCGGCTCATACACTCCCTTGTTCGAGGATGGCGGCAACGTCAGGATTTGCCGCCAGGAAGTCCCGCAGCTTCGCCACGGGGTCGTTGTCATTCGCAGCCACGGGCTGCGGCTTCGTCACCAATTCCCACTTGGCGCCGTTCCAGCGGGGCCATTTGTCATCGGCCCATTTCTTCGGCGGTGCTTTCAGCACGGCGCCGGCCGGCACCAGGTACACGCCAGGTTCCAGCGGGCTTTCGTCGGCCACCGTCTCGCAAACGAAGTGGCCGGCGCTGTCGATTTGATATGCGGGTTTCGTGCTCATGGTCAGTATTTGATACAGGCAAGCAGGGCGACGTTGCGCGGGCGCGTTTCGTTGCCGCCGGCAGGGTTCGTGTATTTGAGCGTTCCACCATTGTCGTCTGGCACTGGGCTGGCAATACCGCCAGAACCAGTTGTTGCGCTAGTCAACTTGATGCCATGGATGTGCGCGCGCACTTCATCTGCCTGGAACGTCCCAATGCCGCGCCCCACATCAACGCCGCGCCCATCATCCAATCCACGAATGAATTCGCCGCGCAGGTCAGGCAGGTTGAACGTGTTGAAGCCGTCACCAGCACCGTAGGTCGTGCCGATGGCTGCGAACAGTGCGGCGTACGCCGTGCGGCTGACTGCGGCGCCGTTTGCCTTCAGCCATCCAGCCGGTGCTGTGTTGCGCGCCGTGTAAGCAACATGACCAGCGGGCGCCAGCGTGTCCGTGTTCGCTTTGCTATCCACGCCAAGATTGACGCGAGCAGCGGCTGGGTCTGGAACGTCAGAAAGGTTCTTCGATTGGATCAGCGGCGCCGGCACGAACGCCGCAGGCTCGTTCTGGACGAAATCAGCCTTGGTTCCGTCAGGATAGGATTGCGCCAGCGTCAGCTTGGTTGCGTCCGTTGCGTTCGGCGTCCACTGGTCAGGGCGAAGGCGCACGCCTTCAATGTACACAGCCAAACCAGTGGTCGTGCACTTGGTCAACGTGACGGATGATTGCCCAGCTGCGAGGGTTTGCGTTTCCTCGACAACGGAAACAACGATGTTCGCCACAGTGGGATCAACCCACTTCACATCCCCATCCGCGTTTGAGTTCTTGGCCAGGAACTGCCCGGTGGTGCCCCCCTTCAGAAGATACGGAAGCGTGATAGTGTTGGTAACCCACGATTGAGTGGCAACAGCCACGTTCGGGTCAACCTGCAACGTCACGACGCTGGCATTGCTCACCAGGAACTGCATGCGGATAACAGTATCGGCGTACGCGCCTTCACTGTCGGACGGCTTGTAAGTGTTCGGCACATTCGCCACAGCAAACAGCGCGCCCGTCTCATCAAACACGCCAACTTCACGGATAACAAAGCCGCCCAGGCTGGCTGGCACCAGCAGTTCAGCGGTGAACAGAAGCGGGTTCGCTGGGTCCTGATAGACGCGGTTTGGGGCGTGCCGTGTGCCAGCGATCTCTCGAACCAAATTGGTTTGGGTCTCGCTCGGCGTGGTCGGATTTCCGCCGCCGTCGCCAACGGCCATGGCCGTCAGGTTAATGGGGACGCCGCTCGCTTCGGCCTGCGCCATACGCTGCAGGCCATAGATGGTATGAATGGTTTTGTAAGCCATGGATCAGTTCGCTTTTACAGCACGGTAACGAAGATCGTCACATTGTGCGTTGCCAAAGAACCGGGTTTGAAAAAGATGGTGGAAGCGAACCGCCGGAAATAAAGCGGGCGCACAGAACCATCATTCCCATCCACGGCGCTTGCGCTTACGTTCACAATGGTCCGACCGCCAGTGATTTGCAGATACCCGGTTTGCGTCGCGTCCGATCCAGTAATGTTTACCTGCGCCTCAATCGCGTACACCGCGCCAGCCTCTTTGCTGGATGTAAGAAGCGTTGTCGTCTGCGAAGAAATGGAAGCGGGGCCTGTCAGAACTGCAAGACCAGGCGTAGCGGTGCCGGTGAAGCGCTGTTTTACCGCCAGCGTGCAATTCGACTGATAGATTGCCGGCGGCCCGCTGCACATCACATCAAGACCAACATCGAAGGCATCGACGATAGTGGCATGGTATCCGCTGTTGGTGTTATCAACGCGGATGGCTCCATCAACTTGTTGCGCGTACTTCAGCAGGAAGCCTTTGTCGCATCGCGGTCCATCAAGCGTGACGCCGACAACGCCGGTCTGGCTGTCAGTGAGTCCAAGCGCCGTGAACATGATCGAATAACCTTCCGAAGATGCATCCACGCCAGCATCATAATATCCACCACGGATTGTAACGCTGGAATATGGCTTCCAAGCCGGATTGCCGTACCCGCTTCCATTCGGAAGGATCAGAAGGCCGCTTCGCGCGTTGCCAAGCATCGTGCAATAGTCGAAGGTCAAATCCTCGACATGCGTACCCGTGCCGTAGCTTTCAACGTCACATCCGTTTCCGTAAAGGCTTGTGCCGATACGGTCTCCTCGCGCGCCACTGGTTTGCGGGTCCGTCGTGTTCAAATCGAGCCCGTTGCCGTTTGCAGTGACATTGACGAATCGAACGCCAACGCAGGAATCCAGCGAAAAACCATGCCTGCGATTTCCATTGAACTCGCAGTGCTCTACGGCGATATCGCGGAATGCAGGCCACGCGACGCCAGCAGAAAATATTTCCAGCCCATCTGTCGCGCAGTTGTTCGCCTTGCAATGCAGGATGCGCAGCTTGCTTACAGTGCCACGAATTCGGAAGCCATGCCGTCCGCCGTTCTCGGTTGGCGTTGTGATGTTCGTATGCGAAGCGCGTTTTCCGTCGATAGTCACATTGACAAAAGCAATGTCACTCTTTGCAACGGTCGTTCCGTCCACATCGATAACGGAAACGAGGTCGGTCGATCCGCCAGCAGAAACGAAATTGAAATTCTGCAGGCGCCTTTTACTGTCAACGTGGACCGATGTGACAAGATACGTGCCACCAGCGCCGTCAAGAACAGCGTTCGCATCAACGGCTGACTGGATTGCAGCCGTGGCGTCGTACGTGCTGGCGCCTTCCATGATGGCAGGCCATTGTTCTGGCGGAATGTACCGCAGCACGTTGACAGCCGTTGCTGCCTGCTGGATCGCCCATCCAACGGACATTTGTTTGTATGCGGCAGCAAGGTCAATTGCCAATTTGCTGGCCGCAATGCCGGCATCTTGCGAAACCTTCGCATCCGTAACGCTGCCATCGGCAGGCGTTGCGGCAGACACTGCCTCGTCTGTATATTCTTTGGCAGCAGAAAGGGTCAGCGCATCGTCTGCGGCAAGCTTTTCGGTGCGGTTCAACAGTGCTTGCGCCTGGGTGTTCATCGGGCCACCGGGGCCGCCCTTCGCCAGCGTTGTTTCTTCAAGCTGCGGAACGGCATCCCAGCCTGGTGTTGGATTTAGGTTCGCCATTGTCTTATGCCGTAATTCCGTTCAGTGTTTGTGATCCGTCAAGCTTCCATGCTCCGTTCAGCAGCAGCGGAACGTTGTGCGGCTGCTCGTACGTAATAGTGATTTCGCTTCCGATGCCGGATGCGCCTGCGCTGTACAGTGTTGCGCGGGTCGTCACGCTCGGCACAATCTCATCCATGTGGGAACGCAGGTTCTTCGCAGAATCGACGACCTGAAGAATTTTCTTCAGCGCCGTCTGGTCAATGCCAACCTGGTCAGCTGTCAGCAAAAGCCGGTAAGTGTACGGATCGCCAGCGGGCAACTGATTGAACCATTCCTGAACCTGCGCTCCAAACCCAAGGGCCGCCAGGGCTTCGCGCACGGCACCAATGGTGCCCTTGTATCGCTGCACAGGAACGGCTGCCTTGATCGCCGCGCGCTTCTGCGCGTCCGTCCAATCTGCATCCCATTCATCAACGCTGAATGCCCATGCGAGCCACGGCAGCAAATTCGCCGGGCAGGTGTCGGGGTTCCATACGTCACGCGCAGGCACAGGCACATCGCTGATACGGGCGATGCTTTCGGCCAGCGCAATTTCCAGCGACGTGGCGTTGTTCGGCAGCAGGTCAGACATCGGTATCGGGCGCCACGGTCAGATTGATGCCAGTGCAGTATGGTGCCTGGCCGTCCGAAATCACGATGTTCGCGGTAGGCAGGTTCAGGTTCACACGCTGAACGCCAGGCTGGTGCAGCGCCTGGTACACGCCGGACAGGCTCACATCGTAGCCGTTGCGGTGCACCGAATCCGCGTAGGCTTGCGCAGCCTTGCGCGCAGCATCAACCACCACGGTGGAGTCCGGCCCAGGATACAGAACCAGTTCAGCGTCGATGCTCCACGGCACGATGCTGGAAGACTGCACCGTCACCTGGTCCGTCATCGGCCGCACTTTTTCCGCGTTCAGCGCCGCAGCCACAGCATCGATTTCAGCCTGGCTTGCCGTTCCATCGCCATTGCGCGAAAGCACATAGACAACAACCTGGCCAGGCACTGGCGACACTGCGGAAACGTCCTTGATGGTGCCGCCGGCACTCAGGCCGTGATACACGTAGCTGCCTTCACTGCCGGCGGTCGTGTAGCTCTCAAGGGAAACAGGGATGCGCGCGCGGTAATCTTCGTCGGACTCCCACACGGCAGGCGTCGGCGGGATGGTCGTGTCATCGGCTGGCTGGATCAGCAAGCGCGGCACGTTGTAGTTCGCGCCGATCTGGTCCAGGTCGGAACCCTTCGCAAATGCAAGCATGACGGCGCGCACGGCTTCGTTCGCGCGCTGACGCACCAGCACTTCGCGGTACGCGCACACTTCCAGGATTTTGTAAGCAGGGTCGCTTTCCAGCAGCGCCGTGAACGGCTGCCCTGCGGCCTGCGCGCGCGCCTGCAGGTCTGCCAGCATCGCCGCCAGGATGGTTTCAAAGTCCAGCGCTTCAACGGCGTTCGGCGCCGGAAGTTGCGACAGATTAACAACGGTGAAGGCGCCAGCCATTACTGCACCTTGATGCCGTCAAGCGTCACCAGCTGGCCATTCGGCAAATACTCGCCGGTCAGGTCCAGCGCGATTGCGCCAGCGTCGGCGCTCGCAATCTTGACTTGGGTTAGTCGGAAACGCGGTTCCCAGTTCGCCAGGGCTTCGGCTGTCGCTGCGTACAGGTCCATGATGGTTTCGCTGTTCGTCGGCGCATCCACCAGTTCGTACAGCCGGCTACCGTAGTCGCGGCGCATCACCCGACTGCCCAGCGGGGTAGTCAGAATGTCCTGGATGGACTGGCGCAGGTGCGCAATTCCATCCAGCGGCTTGCCATCGGTTGCACTGGTCCCGTTCATGCCGCCATTGTCGGCGGCATGTGGTGCGCGTTCCTCTTGTGGGTTCTTCGTCAGGTAACCGCGTTGCTGGTGCGGTTGCCGTCGCCTTGCTCGATGTGGCCGTGGCCCTTCAGGCTAATGTTGTCTGCCTCCACATCGCCGCCGGTCACTTGAATGGTGCCCGCGAATGTGGATACCGCGCCGCTCGCGCCTTGTCCCTGCACGGCCATGGCGCCAGTCACGCCCAGGTTGCCATCCACCTGTACGTTCCCCGTCATGTGCGTGTTCGGCGTGTCCAGCGTCACGCTGGTATCAGCCTTCACCGTGGCCACCTTGCAGTTCACAACCACGTTGCCATTGCCAGAAACGTTCACCGTCAGCGTGTTGCTGGCGCTGTCGTACTCCACGGTGCTGCCATCAGGGTACACCGTGGTTTCTTTGTCTTGGCTGGATGCCGGCGCCGGGAATGCGTCTTGATAGAACCCAGGCAGCACGAAGCCCTGTGCTGGGTCGCCGTATGGCGAGACAACCACCACCTGTTCGCCTGGTCGCGGCGCGGACCATTTGCGCGTTCCCCCAGCGCGGCCGGCGCACCATGGCAGCCAGTCCGTTTCAAGCCCACCAGTGCTGCACTTCACGCGCGCGTTGGCTGCGTCCAGTTCAGTCACCACGCCGTACCGGATCATGCTGGCCTGGCGCCGGTCCAGTTCGCCAAGGTCGTATGCGTTCATTTCGGGATCACGCGGTCGTAATCAGGTTCGTGGCCATTTCCGATATCCGGCGCATACCCGGCGAACACCTGGGTGGGGATGGTGCCGTCATTCGTCCAAACTGAATTCCCAAGGTGCAGGACCTGCGCCCACTCCAAGCGCCAGACTTCGTACTGGTCCAGTTCAGGGTCAAAGTCATCCGGGTAGCACCCGATCACTTCGGCTGGCCCCGTGTGCACGTTCTCACGGGTGAAGCGTCGCTTTCGCATCCAGGCAGCAATGGCTGCGGCGAACTTGCGAATTTCCAGCTTCACGTTCGTCGTGCGGAAACCCATGATGATTTCAGCTTCGAACCGCGCCGTGACGGCAAGCTGTTCTGTGCCGGGGTCAATGTCCGGTTCGTTCTCGAATTCCGCCAGGTTCAGGATGATGGCCGGCAGTTGCAAACCCTTGCGTTCTTCCGTTCGGTAGAACTCCACGGTTTGCATGTCGGGGAATTGCGCCTTGATATCCTCCACGATGGCATCGTGCAGCGCGCCAAGGTCAACGTATGTGTTCGCGTTCATGCGGCACCAATCTTGTATTTCACGCGCGCTTCAATCTCGCGCTGGAACTCAGGCCAGAAAATCGCTTCCACCTGCACGAAGATGCGATCTTCCACGAACACTTCCGCCTGGTCTTTTACAGGCATCAGCTGTTCTTCGATGTGCAGGCGCGCCTTGCCCTTGCGCTTCAAAATCGTTTTGCCCTTCGCATACTGGCTTCGCGCGACGAATGCGCCGGGGAAGTTCTTGCCGCGAAATGTCGCGCCCGTTGCTGTTTGCTTCGGCGCGCCTTTGAACCACGACACTGGCATGTCGTTTAAACCATACCAAAGCTGCACGCCTTCAATTCCGCCCTTGCGCAGCTTCAGTGACTTCAAGCGCTTGCGAAGCGCGCTCGCGCGGCGCAAGTCCAGTTCGTTTTTCAGCCCCTTCGCGGAAAGCGTGCGCAGCTTAGATGCCGTGCGATTCAAAGCGCGAGACAGCGCTAGCTTGATCTGCTTTTCAGACGCGCCCAGTTCGTCACCGATGCGCAGCAGGTCGCGCCATTCGATTTCGAAGTGGATCATTCTTCGGTCAGTTCCAGGACTTCCAGGCCAGTTCCGTCAGGCTGCGGATACGTCATGATGTTGAACGTGCCGAACAGCGTAACGCCGTCAGCCTCGTACACTTCCAGGCCGTCGCCACGGCGCGCACCCTTGCATACGCCTTCCACGCACGTGAATTTCGGCTTGGTGGTGTCCTGCTCGTACTCGCCCAGCTTTCCTTCGCGGTACGGTCCATCATAAATGCCGGTGATTTCACGGCGCGTGCCGTCCTGGAACAGAATGACTCCGCGCACAGCGAAGTCATCCTGGTCCACGAATTCCGCAGGGTTGTCCCAGGACGGGTGCGGCATTACTTCGTCTCGGCCTTCGGCTTGGCTGCGGTCTGCGGCTTCGCATCAGCCGACTTTTCAGCAGCAGCGGCGGCTGCTGCCGCAGATGCCTTGGCGTCGGCGTCCGCGTCGCGCTCTGCCGGCTCGCCATGCAGCACGGCCTTGCCACGGCGCAGCAGGTCCTTGGCTTCGTGCTCCACCACTTCCACCAGCGTGCCCTTGCGCAGGATGGCGCCGTCGATGACGATTGCGGCAGTCAGTTCAAGCGTGACAACTTTTTCGGTCTTGCCCATGGTTCGTTTCTCGGTTTGGTTGGAAAAAAGGGCCGCCGGCATTGGCGGCCCTTCTCACTTCAGCGTGCCTTCAGCGCGCCTTACGGGGTCACGGTGTCGCTGCCGTAGCAGAACGATTCCTTGTGACGCACGTTCATGTCCACGTCCTGCAGGGCCACCAGGCGCAGGCCGCCGCTGGTGCTCAGGCTGTACGGGTCCACAGTCAGTTCCAGGCCGCCCCACATGGCAATCACCAGGTCCTGCCAGTTGCCGAAGAACACGTCACCCGCGGCGATTTGGTTGGACACGTCCGTGGCGTAGCCGTTCACCGTGTTGCCGGGCTCCCAAATCGTGCCGCTGGCGGCCGTGCTCGGGAACTTCAGGGCGGTCTTGGCGTAGCCGCGAATGCCGGCATTGAACGCATAGGACATGTTGTCCACGTCTGCGTTGTCCAGTGCGATGGCCGTTTCCATCGCCACCAGTTCTTCGAACGTGGGCTTGCCAGCCACGGCGAAGTCCACGGCGTTGATGCCGGATTGGTTCTTCACGCCCAGCGGCTGGTTGGTCGTGCCGGTGCCGTAGATGGCCACACGGTCGATTTCCAGCGCCATGACCTTCAGCAGGTCGTCACGCACCAGCGCTTCGGCGTCCGGCGTTGCCTGCAGCATCAGGCGGCGGGTGATATCGGTGTAAGCGCCCACAGTCTTGGGCGTGAACGCGATTTGGTCCACACCCGGTTCGCTCTTGTTCGGCGCACCGCCTTCACCCACCCAGTACGCTTGCGTGGCCGAATTCTGGCGCGGAATGTCCACGTTGCCGACGAGGCCAGCCAGCGTGCGAGCGCGACGCATCACCCACGCTTTCTTGCGCAGCAGTTCGATGAACGAACCGGCCAGCAGGTTGGTGGCGACGATGTTGGAGCCGGGGCCGCCCGCCGGGGTCGTGGTGCTGAAGTCACGCGCAGCCAGCACATCGTTCGGGATGATGATGCCCTTGGGCGACTTGCCGTAGCGCTGTGCGGCGGCGGCCGATGCCTCGAATTCGAAGGCGGCAGCGTTGCGCGCTTCGCGGTCCTGCGGGTCGGCCATGGCGCGGATGGCGCGCATGATGCTGAACTGGCGCACTTCCTTGTCGGTCATACCGATGTTGGCATCGCGCGTCTGTTCCGACAGCGGGCGATTGCCGCGCTGTGCGGCAAAGTCGTGCAGCAGTTCACGGCGCAGGTCTTCTGCGGTCTTGCCGTCAGCGATGAACTGCATGGCCTTGTCGGCGCAGTTGTACGCCTTGCCCAGTTCGGTCAGCTCACGAACGCGAGCGCGCTCGGCTTCCTGGCCGCGCTGCAGGGCGTTCTGCGTCTCGATGCCGGCGCGTTCGATGACTTCCAGGACTTCGACAATCTTGCCGTTTTCGTCCACCTTCGCACGGACAAGGTTGCCCGATGCGTCGCGCAAAATCTTTTCGTTCATGGTTGGCTTTGTCCGGTTGTTGGTCGGGTCAGCGTTGATGATGGGTTGATTGTCTGCGGGCTTTTGTTGGGTTTCCTCTTGTGGGTTCTTCGCGCTGCGGCCCACGCCCACGGTGTCGTCGGCCGGCACGGAAACCATGCTGATTTCGAACGGCGTCCAGTCAGTCACCAGGAACACGTCTTCGTCGTCGCGTTCCTCAACCAACTTCATGGCTTCAACCATGTAGCCAACAGACACTTTGGTGATGATGCCGTCAGCGATATCCTGGAAAAGCTGTTCGCCTGCAGGGCTGCGGCTGAAGCGCACAACGGCGCGGCCCTTGCGGTCTTCGATGCGCACAGACTCGACAACGCCGCGCTGGTCGTCCCAGTTGTGCATCCACAGAACAGGCGCCTTGTTTTCCAGGCGCGACAGGTTCACCGCGCCGGCTTCATGCGAAAGGATTTCGACGCCGAACCAACGGCGGTATTCCACTTCGCTGGAAAACGACAGTTCAACGGTGCGCGCTTCTTTGTCGATGGTGCCCGTTGTCGCCTCGCGCCACAGCGGGCCGCGCTTTTTGATTTCGGACAAGCGGCTGGCGATCTTGCTGGCCTGGTCCACCTGGTTGCCTTGCGCATCGCGCGTGGACAGCTTCATGCGGTCGGTATTCATTCGGTCGTTTCCTTCGCGGCGGGTTCTCTGGGTGCTGCGGGTTCGGGCGGCGGCAGTGCGCCAGTCAGGAACAGGTAAATCACGTCCTTCGGAATGCCGGCCGCCTCCATCGCCTTCAGGTCTTCGGCAATCTCGGTGAACACGGTTTCCGGGTCGCGGCCCTGGTCGCGGATGACGGCGCTGAACGAATTCTGGCCGCCGCGAATGCTTGCCGTGTTGGCGTCCTGGTCTGCGCGCGGATCGATCCAAGCCCAGCGGCGCGGCTGCCATACAGCAGGGGTGTACGTGGCTTTCTTCTCGGCTGGCAGCGGCGTGCCGTTCTTGCGCTTGATGGCCTGCGCCAGCAGCATGTATTCCAGCCACGCGGCGCGCACCGGCTTACACAGCGTGTCAATCACCCATTGTTGCAGGCCCTTCCAGTGCTCGCGTTCGTCAAGCGTGCCCTGACGAATCGAACTGAAGTTCACGCCTTCCAGGTCGCCAGCCACGTTGTTGTAAAGCACGCCCATACCGGCAGCCGCGCCGCGCAGCATCGCCTTGTGGAACACGGCAAATTCGCCGTTCGGATACTGCGGGTTGAATTCCTTGAACTCGGCGCCGGCCGGAAGTTCGTGGAAAGACAGCGGTTCTGCGTCGATGGTCGCAGCCACGTCGCAATCGTCATCCACTTCAGGGCCGAAGCCATCCTGGTACTGGATGAAACCCATTTTCGAAGCGCCAGCGCGCGCGTTCTGCACGGCGGCATCTTCGAACCCCTGCAGGTGATGCAGCCGGAACAGCGACGTGCTGGCCCACGGCAGCCCGCGACGCTGGCCGACCATTTCATGCACGAACCCGTGGATGATTTCATCCGCAGGAATGCGCACGTAACCGCGCCCAGCATAGGCGTAGTAATAGGCGTCCCATTCGTCCGTGCTGCTGAAGTGATACGCAACAGGGCGCCCGTATCGGTTGAACTCGATGCCGTGGCGGATGAAATGGCCATCATCACCGAAACGCGCGTTTTCGTACTGAACGGGCAGCCGCGCCGCATCAATCATCTGCAGCGCAAACCCCATGGGGCCGGCGTCCTTGCCGTACACCTTGCGGATGATGAATTCGCCGTCACGCGCTGCAGTCTCGACAGCCAGGCACTGCAGGTCGCGCCAGGAAAGCGTGCCCGTCACGTCGCAGTTGCCGCGCTCGCCCCATTCGCACCACGCCGTTTCAATGGCGTCATTCGTGTCCTTGTCCGGCTTGCCGCGCGGCGTCGTCACCTTCGCCTGCATCGTGATGCCTTGCGGGCCAATAACGTTCTGCCGAACCAGGCGCACGAACGCCCGCACATAGTCGTTGTTGCTCCACTGCTCGCGCGAGCGGGCCACCAGGGTGGACAGGCGCAGCGTGATGAACGCATCTGCCGAAATGGGCGTGGCAGTCCACTTGTCGTTCGGGCTGACAAGGCTGGATTTGAACATCTGCGCCAGCGAACGGACAAGCGAACGGCGCTTGGGCCGCGCGTCAACGGCGGCGTGTTGACGGCCCCACAACTTGGGTAGCTTCATCCTGAAAACCTTACGGGGATTTGCCGGCCGATGCCGCCGCAGCCGGATGCGCGCGCGCGCTCACGGCGCACAGCAGCGACGTAGGACGTTTTCAACTTCAGCAGGTCAGCAATGGGCGTGCGCCACAGTTCGCGGTTGTTGATGACGTACCGCTGCTGGTCCATCGTCGCGCGCTTGGCCAGCACGGCGTTGATGGCGTCCAGCGCCTTTTCGTTTTCGGTGCGGCCGTCGAATACGCCGGTTACTGCGGCCAGGTCGGCTTCAACGATCAGCCTGCCTTTCTCGACTTCCACAGTGCTGGCGCCGTTGCTTGCGCGCAGACTGTACCAATACGTGCCGGCCGCCCACGCAGCAGTCGTTGCCGCATTGGCGGTGAACACGTGTTCAGCGCCGTCAGCGGTCGCCGTCAGGTCGATCGGTGCAGGGCCGCGCAGTACTGCCTGCAGCGTCCATGCCGGCGCCGGATAGGCGGACAGCAACACGCGGGCCTGGAAGTCCAGGCCAGCCGTGATTTCGGCGGGCAGGGCGGAAACGCAGCAGGTCATCTGTCACCATTTGGTGGCCCATGTCCCCTTTCCGCGCTTCGCAGCCAGGGCACGCTTGGACCGAACGATGCGGCCATTGTCCTGGCGCTCGGCCTGCTGTTCCTCTTGTGGGTTCTTCGTTGGTTCGTTGTCGTTTTCCGGCTGTTTCGTTTCAATCGGCTGCGTTTCTTCCGGTTTGCGCACGATTGGCACGCTATTTCGAACAGGTTGCTGCGATTGCAGCCGTTCCGCCAGGCGCTTCAGGTTCGGCTGCACGATCTTCAACGCAGCGAACGAATACACGCGCGTGTCCAGCGCTTCGTTGCGTGCGCGCTCGGGCTTCGTCCACTCGCGCTTCGGAAAGCCTTTCACGTACTTCGTCACCAGCTTTTCACTGGTCAGCTGCTGGAAATATTCCGCGTCCGCATCCTCGCTGAAGTGGCAGTACCCAGGGCCAGGCTTTGTATTGTTTAAACGGCGCATCACGATCAGCTTTGCTTCGTCAACGCCGACCAGGAACAGGTCCACCTTGCGCGCGTTTTTGCCCGATTGCTTGCGTTGCGGCTTCTCAACGATGGGGCGGCCCCAACCGGCAATGCCCTTCACGCCGAAAATGCGCCGGCCAGTCTTGCCGCGCAGCCAATCATAAGCCGTCTGCGTGTACGAATTCGTGCCGCCAGTGTCGATGCACGCGCCGCCGATGCGCAGCATTGCGCCGCTTTCGTGCTGGAATTCTTCGTTCAGCACGTCTTCCAGTTCGCCCCACACGTCCGGCGCCAGCGGGTCGCCCCACAACACGCGGTAATCGATGCGCCACGACTCTTCACCGATGCCCCAGCCGGTGATTTCGACTTCCAGGCGGTCGGCCTGCGCGTCGATGCCGGCGGACAGCCACACGGCGCCCATGGGCACCTGCGCCGCGTACACTTCGCGCCGCTGCATCAGGCTGTCGGGGTCGGCCTTGTCGCCCTTTTCTTCGAACGTCTCGCCAAGCGACACGTTCACGAACACCTGCAGGTCGCCACTGGCCAGCTTGTTCAGGTAGGACTGCACAATGTCGCGCAGCCGGCGGAACGTCGAAAGCATTTCCGGTGCGTGGAACGATGCGTGCCCCTTGAACGGCTTGTGCGCCTTCCAGCCGTGGCCTTCGAGTTCAGCGTTGCGGATAGCGGCGATGCGCTGGCCGTCATCCCACAGCGCGCCGCAGAACTCGCACGCATACATCGCGGTTTCGGGTTGGTGCTCGGCTCCAATGTCCTTTTCCGCGTCGTGCAGGCCGGTGGACTGGCGGCCATGCCAGTGCACGTTCGTCCACTTCAGGTATTGCGCTTCACCGCAGTGGGGGCACGGCACGTAATAGCGCCGCTGGTCGCCTTCCAGGAAAGCGGTTTCGATGCGCGATGCGCCCTTAATGGTTGGCGTGCTCGATTCCGTGCGCAGGCGCAAATCACCGAACGTAGCGGAGCGCTGGTCCAGCAGTTCCACCGGGTCACCTTCGGGCGTCGCGTCCATGCCGTCAACTTCGTCGGCCTGGGTGATGGGCGCCGAACGGCCGCGCAGCGTCTTGGGTGAACCTGCCCAGCTGAACATCAGCCAGCCGCCGATGTACGAAATGATGCGCGAATTGTTCACGCCTTCGCGCCCGCGTGGCTTCGCCATCTTTTCGGCAATCGCCGGGTTCGCTTCCAGCATCGGGCGCAGCTTCGTTTCCTGGAACGTCTGCACGTCGCCCTGCGTCGGCTGCACGAAAATCTGGCTGCGCGGTTCGTGCGCGATGAAATACCCGGTGGCGCACTGCTGTACGGTGGTTTTGCCTAGCTGCGCGCCTGTCATGTAGCTGACGCGAACCACGCCGGGTTCCTTGATGGCGTCCAGCATGCCGCGCTGATATGGCGCGTTGTCGAAATTGATTGGGCCAGGGATGGCGTTACCAACCGGGATGCGCACGTTTGCTTCCGCCCATGCGGACGGCAGCATTTCCGGCGGCGGCACCAGGTTGGCAGCTGCACGGCGCACAGCGGCCAGCACTGCATCCAGGTTGGAGAACTGGTCAGCTGTCGTCGTCTGCATCGTCGGTTTCGTCGTCGTCCGACAGCACCAGGTCTGCGGTGGCGGCGGCTTCCAGGGCCAGCGTAAGTTCGGCGCGCAGCTTCTGCTTGAAAACCACTTCGTTGGCTTCGCCCAGCAGCTGCACCACCACGCGCTGCGGCACGTTCATGATGTTGGTGCGGATTTCAGCGAAGACGGCGGCCTGGGCGCGCTCGAAATCGCGGATGGGCGCGACTTCGCCGCGCTTCTTCGCCAGTTCAAGTTCGGCCGTCAGCGTCTTGGCCAGCAGTTCGCGGCGGCGCAGTTCGGTTTCGTCCGCCTTGGTGTCGCCAGCGGCCATATCGGCGGCGCGCTGTTCTCTCCACTTTATAACTTCGGCGGTGTCGAACTGCCATTCAACGCCACGGCTTCCGCGCTTCACAACGGGGCAGCCGGCACGCACCCAGCTGTCCACGGTTGGCATGGATACGCCGAAAACTTCAGCCAGGCCGGTGCGCGTCACCAGCCTGGCGCTGCTGCCTGTTTTGCCTGCCATCGTTATAGCTTTTGGTAATGATAAAAACGCGGTCTATAGGGCACCCAGTTATGGAAGGCGGCGGGACCGCTGCTCCCGCATGGCCACCCCCTCGCGGAAGGACCCGGCGTTGTATCGACGCAACAGTGGCGCCGACACAACGCTTTCGCACCATCGCGGTGCATCACGCACCATCATGGCGCGCCACCACGATCACCACGTACGATTGCCTGGCACGCACGTAGCTGCACCGTCACTTCGTCGGCTCGCTCGGCTTCAGACAGCAGAAATTCCGCATCTTCAGGCTGAAGTCCGTAGCGCGCGGCTGCATCACCCAGGCTGGTGCTGGTGCCAGCTTGGCCGGCTGTACCTGCGGCGGTGCTGGCGGGACAGGTGAAACGCTCGCGCAGCCGCAGAGTGCCAGCGCGCAAATCAGCAATGGTGCGGTCTGCATCAGCTTTCGCATCGTTCATTTCCTTGGTGTGTTGTGCATCCAGGGCGGCCATGTCGGCAGCGCGCTGGGCTTCGATATCGCGGGCGCGCTGTTCAGCGTCCGCGCGTTCCTGGTGCGCCTTGGCAAGTTCTTCGGCGTGGGTGCGCTTGATGCCGGCCACTTCAGCCACGCGCGCCTGGTGCTCGACATGCAGGCCGAACGAATAGGCCAGATACAGAATGCCGAAGACGGCAGCGATGGCGGCCAAGTAAGGTGCAATCTCGCGCAGCAGCTTCATGCCAGCCGTCCTTCGCAAATAGCGCGTTCCGTGGCCCGCCGTTTCACCAGGCCAGGCAGCACCTTGCCGCCCGCATAAATCCATTTCGGGAACTCAGCGCATCCGCCGGCCATATCGCCGGCATTGAACTTGCGCGCCATGGTGGACTTGCAATAGGCCGCAGTGCCCACGTTGAATGCGAACGACACAACGGCAGCGCGTTCGTGCACGTTCTCAGGGCGGCCCAGGATAGGCGAACACTGAAGCACGCCAGCCGCGTGCATTGCCAGGTCATCGTTCAGCAGCCGTTCGCATTCCTCGCGCGTGTACGGCTTGCCAAGCACAGCAGTGGCAGTGTGGCCGGCGCATGCAGTCACAATGCCGATGGGGTCACGATAGCCCCGCAGGATCATGCCTTCGAACTGCGGCACGTAGGTGGACAGGGTGACAGCTGCAGCGGTGCCAACCACTGCAATGAGTTTGCGACTAGGTGCCATCGCGTGCCACCTTCACCGCAACCCATCCGCGACGTTCACAGAACGGTCGCAGAATGTCTTTCCAGAACTTCGCGGCCATGAGCCACGTGGTGTACAGAAACGCCATGAAGCTGGCCGCTTCGGACCAGGACGTGACGCCTACCGCAGCCCATACGCTTGCGACTTTGGCAATAAGCCAGGGCGTCGATTCAGTCTGATTTTCCATTAGCAGCGCGCGCCTTTCGTTGGATTGGCGCATTGTCGTTCGCTGCTGCTTGGATTTCCTCTTGTGGGTTCTTCATCGCACGAACGATGAACCGCACGTGCTGTTCTGTGACGCCGACTGTTGCGGAGATATAGGCGGTGCTCGCGCCTTCACTCGACATGCGGGCAATCTGCTCATCACGATAGCGCCGGTAAATCTCGGCACAGTTCGCAGGTTGCAGGATTTCGCCACCGAACGCACGGCACAGCTTCACAGCATCGTTCCAGCCCAGGATACGCACCAGTTCGTGGTCCGCTGGCAATCGTTGCACCGTGGGCACGTAGAGAATGACGCGCGACGATTGTTTGCCAGGCGCACCCGCAACGCATCGCGGTAGCTGACCAATCAAGTACAGCGCACGTTCACGTCCGATCACATCGGCAATTTCCTGCACGCTGTTTGGTAGTCGCATCATCATCCCCGCCCGTTTGTCAACTTGTGGGATTGTAGATGAATCCCGCCCGCATCGCTGTCAATCGTGGTGCGCGCGCGACGTTGTGGGACCAATTTGGGACCAAGGGACAACTGGGACAACGATTTCTAAAGATACCGGGGGCTATAAATCACGAAGCATCACGCTGCATCATCGCGTGGTGCTGTATCTGTATAGCCCCCTTATTTGTTTTATTCTCTTGTCCCAAGTAGTCCCAAAGGACAAAGAACAAGGCCCAGTAAGGGTTTGCGGTGGGACAAGCGCCCGAAAAGTTGGTCCCACTTGGGACTAGAGTTAGTCCCAACAAAAAACCCGGCACTGTGGCCGGGTGCTTCGCGGGCTTGGCGCGGGCAGCCTGGATGCTACCCCGCCGCGTCCTGTTGCGTTGCCGCCTCGCGCTCCTGACGGTTCGCCGCATTCCAGTAGTCGCGCGCTGCCCGCCATTCGCTTTGAAAGTCCCCGCGCGTTCCTTGCATGCTCGGGGTGTGGCGCCTGCATCCGGTGCAAACGACCACCAGCATGTGGTCATCCTGGCGCGCGTCGGCGCCGCAGGCGGTGCATTTTTCAAGCATGGTCGCCCTCCTGCTGCGTGGG